CGCCCGCGTGCTACGTGCGCGCAGGAGGGTGGGGGGTTAAGGGGGGAGGGAACCACAGGGCGGGGATTGACCGGTGTGTGGTCCTGTGCTAGTGTGGATCCATGATCACGAGACGAGAGATCCTTGCAACCATCAACGCGACCACGAGGGAGACCGGCTACGAGCGTGTCCTGGCCGGTGACTTCATGGAGGCTATCCAGGCAGACGACACCGCTGCACTCGAGGATGCCCTGCACGCCCTGGCACGTGTGGCCCTGACCCCATGGGCGTTCGCACTCGCCACCCACGACATCTGTGGCCCGATGCTCAAGCGCCACACCGTGGGGACCCAGGCGTCCTGGTCCCGCATCCCGGGGTGGGCTCGTCACCACAGGGCTCACCCGCTGGCCACGCTAGCCCTGGTGTGCTACCTGGTGCGTGAGGGCAAGTCTGACCGTGAGGGGGTGGAGGGCCTGCTGGCGCGCTCTGGCTGGACGGTCTGACCTAGAGAACCCCTGACCCTGCCTAGAACGCCCTCAGACGTCCTCAAACAGGCCAGGGGGTATCCTAGGTAGGGTCAGGTGCTGTTAGGGCCTAGAAATCACGAGGCAGGGCGCTCTACGGGGTGTCTGAGGTGTGCTAGGGTAGGTCCCATGAACTGGACATGCAGAGACTGCAAGAAAACCATCATCGGCCACAAGCCGGAGCATTGCGCTGAGTGCCACGAGACTTTCGGAGGTACCCGTGCCGGGGACATGCATCGGGCAGGCACCCACGGTGTGGGCCGCCACTGCCTGACACCTGACAAGATGAGGGCTAAAGGGCTGATCCAGAACTCCAAGGGCTATTGGATCCAGCAGGTTGAGTTCCCAGATACCCCTAGAAGCTACTGCATTTAAGATTAGACGGCCTAGCAGACCTTCCCCGGTAGTCTTGTACCCCCTAGGCCCTGCTAGGCCCTAGAATCCCGATAACTGCAACATAACAACTCGATAACAACCTCTGATCTGGGTTGCACAGACCTGGCAGAGGTGTTAAGCTTGAGACATCAAGCCACAGAAAGGACTACACAGATGATCGCGTACCGCATCCAGGACAGGAAGCGCGGGGTTGAGTACCTGCTCGACCCTGAGACTCAGTACAGCTGGCCCATGTGTGACGACGAGAGCCTAGTGAGGCACGGGGTGAGCGGCTGCGAGACCATCGAGGAGCTGGCAGCATACTGGTCCCTGGAGGCCGTGTACGCCACTGAGCCTGTCCTGGTTAGGGTGGAGGGGCCTCAGTCCGAGGACGAGCCCCTGCGAGCACACTGGGGTGAGGTCCTAGTGCTGCCTGAGACCGCTGAGGTCATCGAGGACAGCCCCGTGTGGGACCTGATCAGCTACCTGGTCGACCGCGTCGAGGAGGACTACACACTGACCTATGACCAGCTGGTCGAGATTGGCGCTGAGTGGCTCGAGGAAAATAACTGAAAAATCTTCCCCGAGGGGTTGCACAGCCCCACAGAGTGGGCTAAGCTAAAGACATCAAGAAAACAACACGAAAGGTTCAAAACAATGCTTAAGTTCGTCGGTTACATGGTTGCTATCATTGCTGCTGTTGCTGCTGCTCTGGGTATCGGTATCCTGATCACGTGGATGATCTTCTACGGTCTGTGGTATGTGGCCCTCATCCTGATGGCCATCGTCGGTGTGTGGTTGGGGTTCAAGTACGAGGCTAAGTACGGCCACAAGGACGAGTTCGGTGATTGGAGTGAATTCTGATGTACGAGTTCGGTGATCTGCCCAGAATGATCCAGAGTATCAAGCCTGAGCGAGGCTGTATGTCATCTGTGGTCTACTATAGCCCTGATGGTATCTGGTGGGTGCCGGGTAAGTATTACCCTAAGCCAGGAGGGGCTTATATCCACCCAGTAATGAGGCTACTGAATGATATTGGGGGGTCACGCCCGGGCATTGCATATGTGATTAACTACGTATGCCCTACTTGTGAGGCTATCTTGAAGACTTTTCCGCAGTTCGATCGAGTTATTGTTAGGAGCTACAGTGATCAATGAGATTGAGCTAGCCTATGAGATTGCCCAGCAATCCTCCCACCCTGAATGCAAGGTGGGTTGCCATTTCGTAAATACCTCTGGGGATTACCAGATATCCACACATAACGTAGAGCTAGGCGTTAAACTACACGACATTGCACCTAACGGGCAGTGCCTTGAGTACATCCACGCGGAGGTGTGGGCTTCTCAACAGCTTATGGAGCTGCCCTACCGTCTTAGGGAGGGCCATATAGCTATGACCTATGAGCCGTGTGCGCCATGTGCCCGAGCGCTGCTTCTGGCGGGGTTCAGGGGGTCTTTGGAGTATGACAGACCATGGCTTGATCCAGCACTGAAAAAGCCTAATTGGCGAGACCACAAACAGGGTATAACCGTGCTGTCTAATGCTGGTGTTGAGGTCATTAGATCTCGTCCCGAGTACGGTGCAAGGCACTATAATGACCTTAATTTCGGTGACTGGTATCCACAAAGCATGGAAGTGCTTAATTGGGGCGAAATCAGGTATAGGGACCTTAATAAAAAGGCCTGTATGCTTATTCTTGAGACCTTTTATAAGTACCTCGGAATGGGCTATAATGTAAGTCCAGATGTCTCTTACGGGGTGACTAATTACACATTAGCTAAGAATTTCAATAAGGCGGTTAGAGACTTTACCTACTGGGCTAAACATGGTAGCTCATGGGTTAAGGAACCGGGTTACGTAATTGTTAAGTGTGCATCGGAGGCTTACCGACGTGCTGTGTGAGTATGACCAGAACATATACAAATTGTCTAGACAGGCTTCTGAGCTAGTCACTGAGGGCCAGGATCACCCCTACTGGTGCTACGGGTCATGGAGTGTGGTCTACACCCACGCTCCGCTGTCACAGACGCGTAGGGTGTCTGTGGACATGGCTCAGCGAGAACTCTACTGGATGTTGAGCGGGTCAGGGGCCACACAGCAGGACAGGTGTGCTAGAATCACCCCCGATGTAGAGCGCATGTGGTCCCCGTGGGCCACAGATACGCTGGGGCCTATGTATGGAGTCCAGTGGCGCTACGGGGGCCCTGACGGGGCCTATGACGCCGTACGGGACGTTGTGGATAGGCTTGTGGCCAACCCCACAACCAAGAGGGCGGTGTGGACTGCCTGGCAGGGTTACGAGATAGGGTCTATGCGTATACCACCGTGCCCAGTGGTGTGGGCGTTCAACGTGGTAGGGGGCAGGGTCAACCTCGACATATTCGCCAGGTCCACAGATGTCGTGTGTGGCCTTCCCTACGACACCCTTGAGGGGTGGATGTTAATCCACCTCATGGCTAATACTCTCAGGACGCATGGGCATGCTGTGATCCCGGGCCATCTGAGGTTCACTACGGCTAATGCTCACGTGTATTGCCAGAATCTCGACGTTTGGCATAAGATGTTGATGCCTGCTAGGGTAGAGAAGGAGGTCGAGTTCATATCAACTAAGCAAGGTGTGCTAGAATTCAAAGGTAAGGGGTTTAAGGCGGTCAATTACAAGGCGCCTATCTATTCAGCTAAAGTGGTGGTTGTTTAATGTTGAAGCTGTTCTTCATTGGTGCTCCGTGGTGCTCACAGTGCCCGCAGGCTAAGGCGAATTTCGAAAGGGCTATTCATAAGTTCCAGGGTAGTGTTTGGGACTACGTGGATATTGAGACCAACCCTGACTTCGGACGTAAGTTTGATATTATGTCCGTGCCCACGGTGATAGCCTTACGTGACGGCGTAGAGGTCGCTAGGATGGGTACGGGAACCACACTCCAGTACAAGAAGATGATTGAAGGAGCAATTAACTAATGTTTGAGCCAGTCACTAAACCTCGAGACTATCAGCTGGCCGCGGTTAAGTGGCTGGCCAAAAAAGAGCACGGCATGCTGCTCATGGACACCCGTACGGGTAAAACCAAGACCACGATCGACTGGCTCAGCTGGCTGATGCACAATCGTGACGTTAGGTATATTGTTGTGGTCTGCCCTAAGATCGCCATCGACGTGTGGGTTAGGGAGCTCCAGCAGCATTACTGGGGCCCTGAGGCGGATATTGTCTACGATGGGGCATATGAGGCCACAGCACTGCCTAAGATTGTCCTAATCAATTATGATAAGTTCTCACGTGGCTACCCTAAAGGGCTCTTTAAAGGTGCCGAATACCATGCCTCAGCTATTGTGCTGGACGAATCCCACCTTATCAAGACGCCGGCAAGCAAACGGTCTAGGCGTATTGTTGGTATGGCTAAATCGGCCCGGTACCGTGCGTGCCTTACCGCCACACCTGTAGGCAAGCGGAATATGGTGGGTGAGATTTACCCCCAGCTAGTGTTCTCTGACCCTTCTATTAGGGAAGAATTCCCCTCTGCTAAGTCGTTTAGGGAGTATTTCGGTGAATGGTCTAATTTTGGAGGGTTCCCTAAATATCTTGGTCCCCGTAATACCGAGGAATACCAAACACTTATTAAAGAGCACTCCATAAGTATTAGCCGTGAGGACGCCATCGGTACCAAGGCTATTGATGAAGAGGTAGTGCCTGTATTCCTAGACGAGTCCCGCAAGGCCATCTATCAGGCTATGGTGAGGGATAAGTTAGACGTCCTGGAGTCTCAGGGCGAGACAGGAGCTGATAGCGTACTAGCACTGTTCTCTAAGTGCAGGCGTCTCGCTGAGGGACTCTCTACAGGGGAGGGCAGGCTAGTGTATAGTGGCCATAAGCTTGTGGCCCTTGATGCCCTGAGGGAGGCCTACAGGGGTCGTATAGTGGTAGCTAGTGAACTACTGGACTCCCTCACAGCTATAGAGCACCACCTGGACCGCACATATAGACTGGATGGCAAGACCAAGAACAAGACGGCCGTGTTGGATGCGTGGAAATCATCAGAGGACGGTGTGCTGGTAGTCAACCCTCAGGTCGCTGCTACTGCTGTGGATATGCGTGAGGCTGAAGTGCTGGTGTGGTATGGGCTACCTACCTCGGCGTTGACCTACCGTCAGATGTCTGATAGAGTAGCCTTAGCGGCTGATCCGAAGGTCATCGTGATGGTGACCCAGGACACCGTAGAGGACTCCCTGTGGGCTTCTCTCCAGGAGGCCACGGAGTTCCGCAAGGAAATCATGAATAACACTCGCAACTACCTACTAGGAGAAACCTATGCTAGTGAATCCGTCTGATCGCCTGGTCATCGCAGCCACCCCTGGAGTGAACCCCGAAGTATTCGCCAGAGGGCTTGGCTACGCCCCCAGCGAGCTTGTTGTGGACCCCCATAACTCCCACGGTGTGCTGACCCGCTCGTGGGTGGATGGCGATATCCACAACTACACGGGTATTAGTTCGGATATCCGGGAGGCAGCTAAGCCTAATGTGCCCCGAGCTAAGGGATTCAACTTGGCAGTCGTGGCCTTCAACCTCGATGACCTCTTCTCGGACTGGGGTAAGCAGCTCTGGGCCGGTGCAGACACTGGTTATTCATGGCCCGAGTTCCTGGTCTTGAGTATCGGGTACCGATCGTGGGTAACTGAGTGTGCTAGGACTGCTAGTTGGAAACTCAATAAGTTCAGGACCGCCACGACTTTCACAATCGGCGAGGATAAGGTAGAGTATAAGTCGACCACAGACGCCCGTACCGCTCATAAGCTTGCTAAAGAGCTCACCAAATGTTATTTCTAGACATAGAGACTACTGGGCTTAATCCACGTGCTAAGGACGCCTCCGTGCTTATGGTGGGTATCCTCGGGGATAAGCCTGAGGATGAGCCCCGGGTTTTCCACATGGCCTCCAAACACCCCGAGACATGGCAAGACAGGCTTAGGAGACTGTGTGGAAAACTACCCCCGGTGGTGGGCCACAACATCAAATTCGACATAGTGTACGCTAAGCGGTTCGGTGCTCACATCGAGGCAGCAGGGGACACTATGCTGGGTGCCCATATGGTCGACGAGAACCGGTCTCTAGGGCTTAAGTCCTTGATGGCTGACTTTATGGGCGGTGACTGGTCTTATGACGGTGTGTGGGATGATTCTGATCCGGAGGCTATGGCCGCATATCTGAAAAAGGACCTCCTGGCCACACGTGAGCTTTATCGAATTAACAAAGGTAAACTCACACCTAACCAGAAAAAGCTCCTTCGTAAGGTTGTGGTCCCGGCTATCAGTATGCTAGCTGAGACTGAGGATTACGGTATTCCGATTAGCCGGGATAAGCTTGACGTAGCTGAGCGTAAATACACCTCGGAATTGGCTAAGATAGACGCTGAATTGCAGTCAGAGATACCATCAGAAATACCCGAAGGTATGCAGGTCAAATGGGGTACAACTAATTTCCAGCGATGGTTCCTATATGACTATTTGGGTATACCTAAAAAGGAAATAGGAAAGCCAACTAAAGCATTCCCTAATGGTGCTCCTAGCCTTTCTAAAAAGGCACTCGCATATATGGATCACCCTATTGCTAAAACACTGTTAGAAAGGTCACGCTTAAAGAAGAACATCGACGGGTTTATTACTCCTTATAAAGAGCAAATAGACGAAAGAGGGCGGCTATACACCTCATTTAAGCTTCATGGTACGGTGACAGGCAGGCTGTCGTCAGGCAAAGTATGTGATGGCGTCGGAGTGAACCTCCAGCAGGTTCCGAAGGACCCCTACATAAGGGGTCTGGTAGCTGCCCCTGAGGGGTACAAGATCATAGAGGCTGACTACAGCCAGCTGGAGCTGCGTGTAGCCGCTGTGGTCTCGCGTGATAAGGCCATGCTCCAGCTGTATCGTGACGGAGGTGACATCCACTCACAGACCACACGTGCTATTGGGTTGGACCCCGACAATAGCTTTGATCGCAGGAAAGCTAAGATTGTTAACTTCGGCTTCCTCTACGGAATGTCGGCCAAGTCATTCGTGCAGTTCGCTAAGGTTAGCTATGGTACGGACATCACGCTAGACGAGGCTGCGTCCTTCAGGGAGAGTTTTTTCCAGCACTGGTCGGGGCTACGTCCGTGGCACGCTAGGGCTAAGGCTAAGGCCCATCAGCTAGGATACTCGTCGACGATGTTTGGCCGTAGGCGACACCTACCTGGCCTGTACAGCAGTGACGAGTATGAGGTAGCAGCAGCTGAGCGCCAGGCTGTCAATAGCCAGGTGCAGGGGACAGGGTCAGATATCATGCTGAGAGCCGCCGTGCGGGTGTGGTCCAGCCTAGAGGGAGACAGCCACATACTAGGCCTGGTCCACGACGCTGTGCTGGTGCTCGTGCCAGAGGACCTAGCCGAGACCACAGCAGATATGATCAAGGAGACTATGGAACAGCCCCTGCCCCACTTCGACTGCCCACTCGTGGCAGACGTCGAGGTAGGCACTTGCTGGGGACCAGAGATTTATGTATAGTAGGAGCCATGCAAGTAACGACAAGCTTGATTAAGAGCTGGCTTAACTGCCCCCTGGAGGCTTACTATGACCTCCATGGGATCACATCTAAGCCCCATCCAGGCACGGCCCTAGACAGAGGTACCTACCTTCACTCCTGGCTCGAGACAGGTACCCCTCCTGAGCGTCCAGCTGACCTCATGGAGGAGGAGCACCAGATCTACGATGACCTCGATCGTGTGTACCGTGCCTACGAGTACCGCTACCGCGATGAGCCCCTCAACGTGCTGGCGTGCGAGCTGGACTTGTCACGAGGTATCCCCGGGTGTAATCACACCTACAGGGGCAAGGTGGACAAGGTAGTTGAGCTTGGTGGACGCTTGTGGGTACTAGACCACAAGACACACCAGACACTACCTACCACAGAGTACCGTCAGCTTGACGTTCAGTCTCACGCTTATCTGTGGTTGCTAGAGGGTAACAAGCGAAGGCTTGGTTGGGACCTTCCTCTTGGTGGTATGATCTGGGACTACATTCAACCACAGCGTGTGGTGTGGCCCCAACTGACCAAGACAGGTAAGCTTAAGTTAACTAAGGGTAGCTCAGGTAGCACTTGCTACCGATCTATGGTAGACTGGATGCACGAGAACAAGACCAGGATCTCCAGCAGTGACTGCGATATCCTGGTCAAAGAGGCTGAGTTGTTGAAGCGTCAACATTGCCCGGCTTTCACCCGAATGCTGGTACCTTTCAGTAAGGAGGTACATGCTCGCCAAATCAAGAGTATACTGAGGTGGGCTAGACAGGTCGGAGAGTATGACTGGTCCAAGCCACCAGAGGACAGGAATCCGTCAGTGTGCGGTAACTCATACCTGTGCCGTATGGGTAAGTTAGCAGCGGCTAGGGTAGAATTCGGTACAGAGAGACAGTTCCTGCAATTCTACGACAAGAGAGACCCTATGGAGAGATACAAATGATCACACTAATATACGGACAGCCTAAGACTGGCAAGACGACGTTCGCAGCTACAATGCCTGGGGTCAAGATTATTGACCTCGAGGGTGGCACACGAGCAGTGCAGGCTGAGACCACACAGATAGACACGTGGGAAGCTCTGGCTAAAGAGGTTCAGGGTATTGTAGCTAAGCCCCCTCAGGCCGTAGCTCTGGACAGCATCACTGTGGCCCACGAGCTGGCACTGAATTTCGTCTCTGGACGTAAGCGCGGTGACCTCCTGACGGTCGCCAAGCCTGTCAGTCTCCCTCAATATGGCCAGGCCAACGAACTGATCAAGTCACTGATCCTCACTCTACGGGGCCTTGATATCCCTGTGGTCCTGACAGGCCAGGCTAAGGTCACCTATGTGGATGAGGCTGACCCAGAAGATGCCGACGTGGCCCAGACCAAGGAGGTCACTCTGGCTCTTCCCGGTCAAGCCCGACAGTTTGCGCTCATGTACGCTGATGTGATAGGCTACACGGAGTCAGTTAAGAGAGACTCCAACACGGGATACCGTATGTGGCTCAAGCCCACACAGGGTATCGTGGCAGGGTGCAGGGCTGATATAGCGGCCCGTAAGCCCTGGCTGGGGTCTCCTACTTGGGAAAGGCTTGAAAGGTACCTCACGCATGATTGATTTTTCAAAAGTTGCCAGTAACGCACTCGTACGTCTCTGTGACCAGATGGATGACCTGCCCTGGCGCCTCGAGCACAAGGACCTCGCAGTGATCGACGTGCCCAACCCCATCACTGTGGCCCACCAGGTAGGCCAGTACGAGGTGCGCTACAATGACCGTGTGAATCGGGATATGTTCACCATCACGGTTTGTTTCTTCACCACAACATCCGCTACAATCGACTACATCCGATCAATCCTCAAGGAAAGGGAAGCTAACAATGGCTAAGATCTCGATCGACTTCTCCGACGTCAAGTCCCCCACATACACCGCTGCTCACCAGGAGCCTGGTGTGTACAACGCCGAGATAGCTGGTGTGGAGCTGGCTAAAGCTAAGAAAGATGGCACTGACATGCTTGTCTTTGCTATCAAATGTGGCCCTGGACGTTACCCCTACTACTGCAAGATTGTCCCCAACCAACTGTGGAAGCTTCGCGAGCTGATCGAGGCAGCGGGTACTAAGGTTCCTAGCAAGGTTGTACAGATTGACCCTGACAAGTATGTTGGTAAAAAGATCAACGTTGAGCTTGAGGACGACACCTTCTATGGCAAGTTGAGGTCACGTGTAGCACGTGTGGCCAAGTTCGCTGAGGTTGACCTTAAGGTTCAGGAGGAAGTCCAGCAGGACGTTGACGACGAGTTCGGTGAGTTCGACGACATTCTCTGACATAGTCTGGGGCAGGGGCTTGATCCCTGCTCTGGGCATGCTAGAGAGCACGTTCTCAAGACAAGTACAGAAGTATCTAGAGTCACGTGGTTGGTGGGTTGTCAAATACCACGCCAGCCAGTACACTAAGAAAGGCATCCCAGACCTCATAGCTTGCTTTAGGGGTAGGTTCGTAGGTCTGGAGCTTAAAACAGGCTCATCTTTGAGCCAGTGGCAAATTCGAGTTGGGGCTGATATCATGTCAGCCGGAGGGTATTGGGCATGCGTAACCCCCGATACCTACCAGGAAGAGATAGCTAGGGTTGAGGATGAGATTCTTCGAGACAATCTGGGAGGGTTGTGATGGGTATTTTTTCATCTGCGGGATCACGTGGCCGGGTCAGGCTTTCAACCCGGGCAAAGCCTTTAGGGTTGTGGACCAACTTGACGAAGCGAAACGCTACGTGCGGGATCTCGTTGAAGCTGGGCAGGATGTATATTTCACTCCCGGTCTTTTCTCTCAGCCGGAAAGGAAGGCGGAGTACCTCAAGCCGGGCCCGCTGATCTGGTCTGACGTTGACGACGGACACACGGAAGGCACTAACCCCCTAGCTGTGTGGTCTAGTAGCCCAGGGCACACACAGGCTATCTGGCGACTGACTGAAACTGTACCTCAGCCTGACCAGGACAGCCTGTCTAGGGCAGTCAGCCACGTGCTAGGGTGCGACCCTGGCGGCTGGGACGCCACTCAACTGCTCAGGGTGCCCGGCACCCCGTCGCACAAGCGCGGCTGTATGGTGGGTAGACCTACGTACGGGACCACACAGACTCCTGGTGAGCTAGCCTCAGCAGCATACAGGGCACTAGACGGCAGTTCCGCGTCTATAGCAGGACAGCTGCGTGCTAGTAAAGCACTAGGCGATAGGTCAAGTCAGCTGTTTGCTGCTATAGCTAGTATGCTAGAGTGCGGGGTAGGGCCTGAATTTATACCCGGCCTGATTCGCCACACGCCTCTTAATAAATGGGGTTCAGTAGACAAGCTCAAAGCTGAGGTTCAGCGTGTAGCTAGCAAGATAGACCTCACACGGTCTAAAGCTGAGCCTACACTAGAGATAGTTGAAGATTCACCTAGAGAGCCCTTGCTTCAGATTAGGCAGCTGTCTGAGCTAATCAACATGCCCCCACCACGGTGGCGTATTGACGGCCTGGTAGAGGAGGGTGGCTGTGGCTTTATAGCAGCACCGCCTAAGCATTACAAGAGCTGGATCATGCTGGATATGGCTATTAGTTTGTCTCTAGGTCAGCCCGTGCTAGGGTACGCTAGGTCACATCAGGCACCCTGCCTCATCATCGAAGCGGAGGACAGCCTGTCACGTGTGTGGGCTCGCGTACAGACTATCCTCCAGTGCAGATTCCCCCACCATGACCCTAGAGGGTACATAACCTACAGATCAGGTGCGCTGGAGCTGAACCCTCCTGACGGGGATATCCCACTCTATATAGCGGGCAGGCCCACACAAGGGCTGTCACCTGAGCTAGCCGAGGAGATAGGCGAGACCATAGACTCGATGGGCATAGGCTTGGTATGCTACGACACGCTATCTATGCTCACCACAGAGTCAATCAACGACTCTCAGGCTATGTACGGACAGATCTTACAGCCCATCAAGGCTGTAGCTCAGGCTACAGGGTGCGCTCAGCTTATAGTGCACCACACACGTAAGGCGAGCAAGGATTTGCCGTCCAGTGGAGGTGCGGCACTAGCAGGGTCAGTGGCTCTGCACGCCTGGTCAGACAACAGTCTGTACATATCTCGCCAGGCTGAATCTTTGAGCATTCAAGTAGAAACTAAGTCAGGGTCACAAGACCTTGTCGTCACCGGGCTAGACACTCCGGGAGAGTGGCAGCCAGAAGTTGTGCAATCCCTCTAGAGTGTGTTAAGGTAGCACCATGATCAAAACACAGGGAACAATCAAGGTAGAGACAGTCGAGAACTTCTACGGAGCCAGCATCGAGGCACTGCTTGAGTGTGGCTACCTCTACACCAGTGAGCTGGGAGACATCTACTGGGACAGCTCCCAACACACTCCAGTCGACGCTGTTTTCCTGGTGGTGGAGCGATGAGGATCGAGGATCTACGTCAGGTAGCCCCCACTAAGGCCCACCAGAACATCCTCGACGGTCTGCACCAGCATGGCTGGGATGACCTTCCAGACACCATGATGCATGCCTGGGCAGTGTGGGTCAGCCCCTACTACGCGGACATCCAGAGGTGCCAGAGGGCGGCTGAGAGACTCACACCGTGCTTTAGCTACTACGAGGAGAGTCCAGACGACACTCTCTACCGTAACCCGACAACGTGGCTGCATCAGCTAGTACTGTGCGTCGAGTTCGAGTTCATTGAGCACGGTAGCGCCATAGAGATTGACGCAGCTAACGCAGCTCTGATAGACTACCAGGACGGGACCGTACAGGACCTAATCAAGAAACTAGCCAGTATCCCAGGATGGCCTACCTCATACTGCGCCTACCTGGTCGACCACATGGAGGAAGATCTATGATCGGATTCAATCGAGACCCCGAGTACGTAGCAGAGCACGGCATCGACCCAGCTGAGCTTCACGATCACGTCCTCAATGTGTACGGCGAGGACTTGTCAGAGGCCACACTCAAACACATGGTAGAGGACATCGAGCACGCAGCCCAGGACAAGGTGACTTGGGACGGTGTGGACATCCCAGACTATCTGGCCGCGTACTATAACGAACTAGACGAACACATGGAAGACCTCGACTTGATTGGAGATATGCTATGGTAATCGACCCGGATGCAATGGCAGCACAGCTGCGCTACTACTACCCCCACACTAGCCAGGAGCAGCGCCTGGCGTGCGGTCAGGAGATCGCTCAGGTCTCAGGCCTGTACTGCTGGCCACCTGAGAAGATCATCAAGAGGATCATTAAGAAGCACCTAGGAGCCCGGTGAGAATCATGGACATGCTTGTTGCTATGGTGCTACTGGCCCTGGCCCTCGGGCTGACTGTTGGGTACTTCCTCAATGAACGGTGGTAGCCTATGACCCTAGAAAACAAATAACCCCCTACCTAAAAAGGTAGGGGGTTATTTTATGCCTTAGATCAGGCAGTCACCTCAGGAGCCTCAGCACGACGAGGGACAGTGGTGTTCAACTCGTTCTTCTGCTCCACGGTAGGGGATGCAATCTTAGCTGCATCGTAGAGGCCACACGCGCCAAGACCCATCAGCAGGTACTTAGCGGCAGCCTGGTAGACGGGGTCACCTCCAAGGAAAGTCTGAGCCAGGCCCAGAGCAACGGACAGGACCACAGTAACCGGCATAGCGGCCTTAGCCGGCAGGCCGAGACGCTTCAGCAGCTCGACGATAGCGAGCATAGCCGGTACAGTGGCGAGCGTAGTAATATCCATGTGTCTCCTAACTACAGTATCCCTGGGGCTCTCTCAGGAATGATGTACATATTCTCTTCCCAGGCGATGTCCTTGTGCCACATCACCCCGAAGTTTTGATTCACCCCGCACTGAACAGCGAAGTGCAGTCTGGTATTGTAGGGTGAGAACTCTGTGTCTAGGTGTCTCACCATCTTGTCGTCTACAAACCACCTAATACAATCAGGGTAGATACGCACCCCGTACTTGTGCCACTGGCGGGTATCTAGATCGATCACCTGAGGCCAGTGCTGAGGTGTGCGGTCCTTAGGTGAGGGCCAGTGGAGATTCAGCTGAGTCTTAGTCTTGTCAGACTGGGTCTCCATGAAGTTGATCTCACCCTCAGGCCACCTAGAGTCTTCCTCAGGCCACAGCATAGCTACCATTTCAGTGGTCCAGGACGGTGGGTTCTTGACCCACATGGACCAGTAGCCCTCGCCTTTGACATTGTACAAGGACGCCCACGAACCACACCTCAGCGAGTTATGCAGAGCTTTCTCGTGTGTGGCCCCTGCCTCCACATACATAAGGTAGGCCGGCCTGTCGAACTGCATCTTCAGCTCGAACGTGCGGCCGTCAGGAAGGAGCTTAGTCATAGCCGGGTCGAATCGTCCTAGAGTACCGTGCTCAGGACGCTGTATGCCCCACCCACCGTATGACCTATAGTCATACAGCGGTTTCTTTTTCAAGTAGTCTTTCATGGGGGGAGAGTCACCTAGTAGACGCTACTAGGTGACCCCACCTCCTTTCAGGTTATCAGGCAGTGACACCCGGATCCCGAGGAGCCAGGCCCCGCACCAGATCAGACAGCACAGAGATAGAGTTACGCAGCTCCTCAATCTGAGCCTGCACCGCAGTAATGCGAGTCTTAGCGTCAGCGATCTCCTGGCGGATCACAACCTGCCCTCGGCTATCAGCAGACGGATCGCCTGGCCGGGTGATAGGAGCAGTCTGAGTAGCCGCCTGGTGGGCGTAGTAGGCAGCAGTCTGGCACGCAGCCTGCATACGCCCGAGGTACGCACCGAACGTCTCGTTACCCCAGTTGAGCCCTCCAACGCCTTCACGTACAGCCTGAATCAGTTCGCTCTTGTCCAATGTTGGTCCTTCCTCGTTTGTCTTGAACCCACCCAGGATAGCCTCCATCATGCCTATACCCTGGGCACACGTAACCCACTTAGCAGGGGCAGGGTGATTGTCGCTAGCCTTACGGCCGCGGTAGCCTAGGCCGTTGTACCCTGCATGAGCAGCAACAACCTGGTACTGGCAGGCAGTGTCAGAACTACCGCCAGAATCACAGGCCACATGGTCATGGGGTTCGAAACCCTGACTCCTATACCTAGCCCAGGCCACACCTCCAAACCTGCGTGACTCAGCTACCAGGATCTCATTTTGCCTAGACGTCAAATGCCAGTTCTGAAAGTCAAACGCCCAGCCATCGCTGTGCGTTCCAGCGCTGGCCTTAGCGCCTCCCTTAGCTTGGATCAGGATAATCGAGATATCCGGGTGATACTTAGCCATATAGCGCTTGAATAGCTTGTACCACTTAGCAGGTATCTCAGCAGCGTAAGCTTCCTGGCCATTGTATTTAGGGCCCACAGACACATATCCCATTTAACCCTCCTTCCTTGTCTCCACGGCCAGGATGCGCTGACCGTGTTCCTCCAACCTGGAAGTCAACATACGCTCCGAATTCGATACTCGTTCGTTGAGCTGGCTCAAATTCGTGTTAAACCGGCCAATCTCTTTATCGTGCCGGTTCAGTACCCCCTTAATTTCCGCCGTTGTAGACGAAAGAATCTCAAGATCTGTGTTAGTCTTGTCAGCTTGCTTAAGTAGAATATTCAACTTATCCTGAACCGTATTACCTTCAGCATCAGTTTTATCGAAAACCAGTGCTTCGGTATCAGATTTAAGGTCAGCAGTGAGGTCCTTTATCTTCCTAAGCGACCCTGACATGGCTTTATATACTTTTACACCACTGTAACCAACCGCTAAAATACCCGCTAGGATAGCCCCTATAAGGCTACCCATAGTCTCAGGGCTCAATATATCACCTCAACCACAGTACGACAGCGGACACGAAACAGCGTCCGCCTCTATTAGAACTCCCACTGTAGAGTTTAGCCTGGCAATTAACCTCAATCCCCCCTTCGCGTTCGTCCGGTACAGTGAAGAATGGCCACGAAATATTCGATGGGATAGCCGACGAGCCGAGGAAAGACAGGAAGTCAGGGCTGTATTGCCCCCTGCACTCAACCCTACCCCAGCACGCAGGGGTGCCTGCGTTAGCGTCATAGTTAGGCATGATCGATCCACCCGCTATGACCAGTGCTTTAGTCGCCCACGAAGGGGCCACAACGAACGTAGACACCCCTGTGGTCCAACTAGTCACCGGAGACCAGTCAAGATTACGGGAATTACCAGCATCGACGCTGATCTGAGACTTCAGTGCTTTGTCACCGATCAGTCCTTCGGCGATCTCGAGGGTACCGTCAAACTTCGCGTGACCTTTCACGTGGAACAGAGACCGGTTATAGACCGCCCCTTCCCCACCGATCGTGGCCGTAAGCTCATTAATACGGCTCTCGAGACCCTCTAGGCGGTTAACTACCTCACGAATACCCTGATCATTAGACGGCCTATCGACCGTTGTTGGGTCGAAACTCATCAATCCTCCAATGAAAGCATCGGTTTAATCTTAGTGATCTCACCAGATACGGGGTCAGGGTCACATACCCACCCGATAACCCTGGCTTTACCTTTGAATTGCAGCTCAGGGTTACTAAGATTAGTCATATCAACATCAACATAGTCGCCTAGAACGAAGTCCCGGCCTGGCATAAAGTGGTCCAAAGTAGTCTCCACACTGATTGATGTCAGGCCGTAGGACTGACTGGCCATAGCTGCGTACATATACTGCTGTAGCACAGCATCATTCACTGACCCCGTGTCAGGAGTCCAGCGCCTTTCGAGCTCAAGCCACCCATACTGAAGGACCTGACCGTTAGATGTAGCGAATTCTTTGCGTTCATCACCTGACCTGTTGGAGACCACACGCCAGATAGTGGCCCCTTTACCGTCAGAGCAGTCCTCAACCTTATGCCAGGACCCTTGAGACAGCACCGCGGCACCAGCAGTGTCCTTGCCTACACCGCCAAGCCTGTATGCGGTGTGGACCACAATGCCGAGGTGACCATTCTCGTGAAGTTCCCACGACGTAGCGAACTCTGCACCGTGCTTTGTCTTCATCAAATTCTGAAGACCCGCCAAGCACGTCATATCCTGGTCAGCACGGTACGTCCTATCACCCCAATCGAGGGTAGGATCCTCGTCCAGACGGCCATTGAACTGCGCGGCCAGGCGATCCAGGCCTATGCCTCTAGCAATAGTCGTGTATCGCTGATCCCTGAAAGTGAGCTCAGGGATATAGTTGCGCTTCAGCCACTCTTCAGCAGGCTGAAGAGTGAGCTCCATGGCCTCCTCTGACCCGTACGCGCGCTTCTCTACCCAGCCAGCCCACAACACCAGATTGTCCTCGATAGCTGCCAGGACAGCGCGCATGGGCTGAGTGCCATCCGCCCAGTTAGCAGGCCATCTATCACAGACGGGGAGACTCACAGTCACGGAATCTCCCCGCCCAATGATAGATGACAGGCTGGATTTCACAGACAGCCCTGGCAGTTCAGTTAGAGGCCTGCCGTCAAGAGCGGCAAATGAATGCCACGTGATCATTAGCCGTTCTCGATCGCTATCCAGTCGAAGTCGCAGCCCCGACCATTCTTGACGAACATCTGAAATTGTGTCGCAGTGACATTATAAGGCTTAGGTGTGTCCCAAGTGAAGTCACCTGACGCTGACCTAACCGAGGCCACAACACGAGGTGCGCTCGAGAAACGCCCAGGCGGGAACTGGATAGTGAACACTGCCGGACCAGCAGAGCTAGCAGTCACCGTACCCGACGCGATAGCAGGGATACGTGGAAGAGTCACCTGAGGAATCACCGTATCCTCACGCCACGCGCTGCCAGTCCACAGCATGACCTTGTTTGTGTCCAGCTCGAAGATGCGCTGGCCCTTCTGGAGGAACCACGTTGTGGGCCGGCTATTTGAATAGCACGGGATAGTGCCACCAACCGCGCAAGTATACTGCCTAGCATCATAAAGCGTAGGGCTACCAGTAGTAGACACAATGATTCGGGCAATAAGTAGGGCGCCAGACGGTGTAGAAGGCGTGGGGAAGCTAGCGGATGCCGTGCCCTTAATCATTTCAAACGAGGCCTGGTACTTGTTGCTGCCATCCACAGTACCGTCATAGACTTTCAGCACCAGAATATCGGTACGCGGGTATGACGTGTCCTTGGCATATAGAGGCAAGCTAACATCGTCAACGTTAGATACCCTGTAGCTACCGTTATTAGAGGCCACAGGAGTCACGATAGCCGTGCCAGAACTGACCCTGACCTGGCTGCCATTCAGGCTAGGTGTCATACCAGAGGTAACCCCCGGCCTGCACGCCAGAGGGTGAGTGTCGTGGACCATAGTAGATCCCACATCAAGCCGCCTGAATTCTGCGGCATTAATAGATACATTGCCACCAATAGGCAGCACTCCATCAAGAGCCATTATATAGTCACCTGTCTCACAATTACATCAAGATAAGCTGTGGGGGAGTACACATCCGACCTGAACCCGATAGTCAGCTCACCCCTACCAAGCTCGGGCCATTCCCTAATAGTAGGTGAAGCAGCAGATTGGCCCTGTCTAAGTGAAGTGCGGTTAGTCAAATCAATGTCTAACCACTCGTCTTGCTGTAAGGTAAAGTCCCACCGCAAGCGTCCAGCTCCACCAGGGCCAGAGAAGATCACAGACGGTATCTGCACGTACCCGTATAGCTTAAGACTAACCCGGTTGTGGTACCCAGAGCTCACCGTAACCGAACCATAATTACCCGACTCCACAAACGAGATAGGGTACTGGAACGGGAACTTAATGCCACCAGTAAGATTAGGTAGATACAGCCTATGCTTAGCTGTGTACTGGTCATCTACCTGACCATCAGGAGTCTGACCCCCACGCCACCACACAGGATCAGGAGCTATCAGAGTAGCGCCCCACTCGAATGCTGACCCGTTAGCTAGGAACGTTATATCGAGTGCACTATCCCGGGCCACATACATGGTCTTCGGGCCACGCGGTGTGTTAACAGTCAGTGGTGATGTGTTAATATCCGCGACACTTAGGAGAGTCTCCATGGCTTCCTCAGCGTCCTCTAGAGACTGTCCTACATAATACCCTTTAATGGCACCAGACTTAGCGCCGTGGAAGGCCTTAGTACGCCATACCCCGTCATAGCCCACACGCTGGCCACTCTGCGCAACGGCAGGGGCTGAGCCGAAGAGCTTGCACTCACTCACAACCCAGTCCCCGCCGTTAATCACATGGCCATTCCATGTGACTTCTTTCACATCAATCTCCTAAGCTGCCTTGCGACTTCCTCAGCGGTAGCGTACGGGTCACTGCTATAGGCATTGACATTGACCCTACTGGCGTTACCTCCAGCATTAGCCCCCGCATAAGCAGGCTGAACGCCATTCAGACTAGGCTGGAAATTCGACTGGAAATCGCCCATAACACTCTTAGCGGAATCCAACAGGTAAGGTTGCTCATCCTTAAGGCTATCCGCGAAGTCACGGATGATAGCCTTACCTGAATGAGTTACGTAGCCCTTACCAGAGAACGGGCCCCACTTAGCAGGAGAGAAAGGCCACAGACCACGCAACCAATCCATGCCCTGCTTAACCCAGCCGACTAGCGTATTCCACGCTCCTTGGATACCCCGCAAGAAGCCATCCACGAGAGCTCCACCGGACCTAACCAGCAAGCTACCTAGGTCACCTAGCGCACCCAGGATCTTACCTGGAAGACTCCCGACGAACCCGATAGCCCTACCGCCTAAGTCTGAGGTAGCCCTAAGGAATCCGTTCCATGCGTTGGACGCTGTAGAGGCCAAACTGGAGGCTAGTGAAGATATGCCCCCTATAATCTTACCTGGAAGCTGCCTGCACCACTCAATGATTTCTGCGCCCTTACGGACCATACCATTAAGGAACCCACCGAACCAGTCGGCAGCTCGATCAACAAGCTGATTTAGCCCAGAGAGCCACTCCATAATCTTGCCAGGCAGCGAGGCTACCCACTCCCCCACAGAAGCTATCCATCCAGGTATATACCCCAGGAACTGCACAAACCCCTCAATGAGGTTAGCGTTGATACCCATAGAGAAAGCGAGAATCTCTAGACCAATCTGGCCTAAGGCAGCCAGGCCGTCAAGGATCATCTGAGGTAGGCCAGCGAAGAATTCGGAAATCTGCTGCCCAGCCCCGGCTAGACCTTCCATAAACCACTGGCCAATACCCGTAGCGAACTCCGTCAGGCCCCTGACGAAGTCTTCCCACAGGTGCCCAGCTCCTTCCACAGTAGCGTTCCACACACCACCGATGAAATCAGATACAGCCTGCCAGTTAGCAATCAGGAGGACAAGTCCGGCAGCAAGAGCCGCTATACCAACCACAATCCACGTGATAGGGCTGGCAAGAAGAGCTGCCGTAGACGCCCAGATACCTGCCACCCACGTAACGAAGGCAGGGATCAAGATACCAGCAATAGCCGCGCCCAGAGCTCCAAACGCCCAAGTGTTCTCTTTCAGCCAGTTACCTATATCCTGGAGAGTAGGCGCCATAGCTGACAAGACATCAGCCAGAGTGCTGAACACCGCAGACCCTAAAGGCTCCAAGGCGAGCTGTGCGTTATTCTGAACTATCTGCCACTTCTCAGCGAAATCAGAAGTCTCACCGGCCACACCAAGAATAGTGTCATCAGTAGCGCCGATGGACTTCATCATGTCCTCAGCGCCGATCTTGCCTTGCTTCAGAGCCTCCACAAACTGGGTTGCACCTTTAGTGCCGAACAGCTTGCTAGCTAGTTTAAGCGCGGCAGCTTCATTACCTGACTGGATATAGCTACCAATCTCGCCAGTAACTCGCTTGAAGGCCTCCTTAGGCTCCTCGCCGGACTTAGCCAGCGTGGTCAAGCCCTTAGTCATGGAGGTCATAATCTGACTTGAATTCAAACCGGCTTTATCAAACGCACCGATCATAGCCGCTGTATCTTGGAACCCGAATCCAAGAGCCTTCATTGTAGGCGCAGCCTGAGCTGTCTTCTGAGCTAGATCATTGAACCCTAAACCAGTAGCCTGGCTGACCCTAAACAGATCATCCATAGCCCCAGGAATTTGCTTAGCCTCAAGACCAAAAGCGTTAAACGCGGCAGTCACCTTGCTGATATCAACGTCCTGGCCAAGCAACCGACCAGCCTCAAGAACCTGCTTAGCCACAGTCTCGAGGTCCTCGCCAGTCAAGCCCAGCCTCGTATTAAGGTCGGCTACCACAGGGGCGATCTTTGAGAACTCCGCTGGTGTAGTAGAGCCCACACGCTTGGCAACTTCGACCAGACCGTCTAAGACCTCACCAGTGGCGCCAGTACCTGTGCGTATAGTATCAGTGACCTCGTCGAAAGTCTCGCCGACCTTATACAGAGCGGCTCCGATACCAGCGGCCATACCAGCACCTATAGCCGCTAGCGAGCTTCCTTTCAGACCCTCAGCAAACCTAGTAGATAGCCTAGCTCCACCTTCCTTGCCAGCTTTATCAGAAGCCTCAGTTACAGCCCCAGTAATCTCTCCGACAATAGCTTCCTTGTTGCCTTTCATAGAAGGCACTAGCTGATAGTAACCTGTAGCTAGCTCAACAGAAGCCATTAGGCATCCCACCAATCATTGAATTCACTTAGAGGGATGGGGTCATACCCGAAAGCACGCTCATCATCCCTAATCTCATTTGGCCTTCGAATAGGCTTAGGTGGAGGCTCACTTGACTTGCCAGCACGCTGCCAGTTGGCCCCAGCAAGGACGTCATAGATGTTAGCTAGCATGTAGCCGTCTGTGGTCCACACGTAGCCTAGATCCTTAGCCAGCGGCCCTCCTGGCTCAGCATGGCTGACTATAGCCTGAAGGTCCCGCCAGGTCAGCTCATCTGTGCCAACCTGACGGGACCTCAAACCTAGCCCAATGAGCTCACGCTCTAGGGCTAGTGGGTGATTATGCCACACCCCCACTAGCCCTATTATTCCCCCATGCTGATTTCAGAGTGCTCTTTCCACGCCTCCATAAGCGCCATAAACATATCGTCGTCGAGCTTATCCGTGATCCCCGGGACGTAGTGCTCAAGCAAGTTAAGTTGGAAGTCAAGCAGATCAGAAGTCTGCTTCTGGGTTGGTTTCTTACCCCGCTCCTGCTGAGCCTGAATAGCCCCGGCTAGATCGCCCATACGCTTGCGTATACCCACAGGAAGTTTCTGAAGCGAAGGCAACTCATGAGTGACTTTAGACCCCGGCATACGGAATTTGAAGTTATCCGTAGCCTTAGGGCCGTCAAGCTGAAAGACCTTGCTCACGCTCCAGTCACTCCATCATCAGTGGCGATGTACAGGGAGTTACCCTGAGCATCAGGGTAGCAGGTCAGAGTCACAGGCAACTTGATAGCGTCACTAGCGGCGAACGTAATATCATCCGCCTCAGTGATCTGACCATCAGGCACCCAGATGATGATCTTAGCGTCGCCATCCTTCATGCGGAAGCACCAGGTCTTGTGGGGCAGTTCATCAGCGCGAAGCTTCATCAACAGGCGAGTACCCTGCGAATTAGTCTTCGGAGTAACAGTAACGTTGTTCTCCCCGAAGAAGTTCTTAGCAGAGCCCTCAGACACCTCGAGGTGAGACCACTTAATTGAACCCGAGAACTCACTCAAGATCTTCTTAACCACAGACTGAGACCAGTCTTTGATGTCATTAGTTGAGCGCTTAACCGACAGAGTCAGGCCAGCATCACTAACATAGCCCGAGTCCGTCATCTTAAGGTCACTCAGATTGAGATTATACAGATCAGAAGGAAGTGTAGTCACCAGAGTAGTAGTGGACAGAATAGCCCCAGTCACTGCCTGATCCGGACGGCCCGCAAGCACGTTCCTGTTATTAACAGCCATTAAATAACTCCTGCTAGAATAGTGCGGAATGTAAAAGAATATCGAGCGATCCCTGAGCCACCTGCTGATTGGCTGGAATCTGGATCATAATAAGGGTAAGAAACTATATCGACTTTATGGCAAGGGTACTTACCCATATGCCCATAATAGGGTCTCTCTTCAACCCAGTTAAGGCATTTAGCCGCCAAGTTAAAGGCTTCTGTGCTATCAGTGTTGTCCTTACCCCAGCATGTGACAGTAAGCTGGACCCTCACTCTACGAGGATCTAAGCGGGTACCAGAGCTAGTCAGCTTGACCACACACTGTCGAGTTCCTAGCTTGTCTGCTTGCTGCCTTACTGGGACTCCCTGTAGGTGTGCCCTCAAGCCCATAATGCAGGCAGCCTCAGCGTCAGGGAACTCAGCAACATACTTACCCATGAGTATAACTCCCAAACGCGCTAGTCAACGTCTTGTCGTCAGCCTCAGACTTAGCCCCGTAAAAGCTAGCCGGCCTCACAGTAGCCCTAGCTCGAGTCTGACCCACATAGCCCGACCACTCAAAAGCATCGTCACGGCCAGCATTGTCATTAGCCTGATCACATATCTTCTGGGCCATATCGTTTAGAACTGAAGCAACCTCAGATGACTTAAGCATTTCCTGGAACCCCTCATCGTGGAATTCAAGTCGCTCAAGCATCAGTCCACCGCCACAAGCTTAATTACCTGGTGACTAAGGCCTAGGTAATCATAAGACCACACACTGGGAACGCCTGACACTCTGTACACAGGTGTGGTCTTGTTAAACCATTCTCCCGGCGTACCTTTGTGGTCCCAGCTGAGGATGACAAGATCTTTAGCCTGTATGGATGCAGTCAGTGGCGCGTACACCGTGTACGTCCACTGACCATCGCCCTGCCTATCCCCAGCTAGCTCAGTAGCAGAGGGTTGCTGAATAGAGCAACCCTGGATAGTGAACTCTTTAGCCACCTGATCCTGAATCAGATTACCGCGGTCATCGTACTTGTCCTGTAGGCGAGCTACCCAGATATACCCATTAGTTAGAAAGGGAAAGCTCAAGGACGATACACCAACCTAAAGCCATCGAGTGCGCGCTTAGCATAAGAGCTCAATCGAATACCCCCACCAGGAACCTCAAACGTACTCGATACTGAACCCACAGCTGCCTGGTTAATACCTACAGGAGCAGTCCTAGAAGCTACAATAATCGACGCCATAACAACCTCCACAGTAGCTGGCAGTTCACTATAACCGTGAGTCATTGTAGCCTGTATAGCTCCCATAGCAGCAGGCAGTGGATCACTCAGCCTACACATACCAGCTTCAGACCATTCCTGGACCACACGCTCGTTACCGAGGTATTCGATCGTGGGCTCATCTTGAAGCATCAACGTGGGAAGCTTAATAAACCGCCCACCCTTATGATCTACCCGCTTAGTCTCAGTAATAAGCGGGTAGATATGCCATTCGCAGAATTCCCTAATAAGTCCGGAAGCCTGCCTAATAAGAATAGGGGCAAGGGGGTCATCCTTTTTGATGACCCCCTTACTTAGGGCTTCCAGAGTATCAGCCCCAATAAGATCCATGATCAGGGCTTCAGAGAGACCTTGCAGAAAGCCTTCGGCTGAGTGATAGTCAGCAGCTCACGGATCTCCATACGGACCACAGTCACGTCAGAAACGAACAGGTCAGCGTGAGCATTCGTGGCCTCGATCCTGACGCCACCTTTGCGCACCAGCATACCGCCGGCCTTGAACGCACCGACCAGTGCAGTGCCCTTAGCAATACGCGGGGAGATCACAGTGTTCAGACCCCACAGGCTAGGCACAACCTGCACCTGGCCGTTACCGTAAGCACCAGTGAAAGCACCGCCACCGAAGTACTGGCCGTTGCTGTCCTTAGCCAGACGCTGAGCAGCGTAATCCTCAGGGTTGATCACGATAGCGTCAGCAGGGAAGCCGCTCTCCTGAAGAACAGCCATAGCCCCTTTCAGGATACCCTCGCCGAACTCTGCCGTGGTAGCGGTCTTCTCGAGCTCTTTAGTCAGGATAGTGTTCTTCTGAAGAACACCCTGGAGCTGACCATTCTGGCCAGAACCGTTCAACAGCTGATTCTCTTCAGCAACAGCGATACGGTACACGCCACGCTGGTTAACGTGCGAGGCCAGCCACGCGTGATCCTCAAGCATTTCATCAGAGAACGCCAGGATACCGGTGATCTTCTTCAGCGCCTCGATATTCGTCTTCGGGTTAACGAAGTGAATATTGTTTTTCTTGGCACCCTGAGCAGTCGGGCCAGCGTCGCCCTCAACAGCGCTGTCCTCAAGCCAGGCCACAGCCGCGCTGTCCGTGTTACCCTGAGCGAACAGGTCACCGACATACAGCGGAGGCTGAGCGTAGTGCGCAGCCTTGTCGTAATCAGTGTCGAACCCGACCAGGCTATCCCAAGTCAGGTGCCAATCCTCAGCGCCCTTGAACTCGGGGCCATTAACCGAGAAATTGTCACGGCCCTTGACCCGAGCAAGCTCAGGACCGAAGTGCTTAACGAAGTGGGCGCCCAGAGATTTGGCCTCGCGCTCAACTGCCACAGAATTTCCTTTCAGTTCATTGATAGCGTCCCCGTTACCCTCGAAGGACTTAATCTTAGCCACAGTGGCCTTGTACTCTTCCACAAGAGCTTCGGTGTCCTTACCCACAACACCGGACTCCTCAACGGCCTTAAGGCGACCCTTGATCTCAGCTGCCTTAACTCGCAGCTCCCCAATCCCGCTCACGCAAACAACCCCTTAATCTCAGCGAGGATGGACTTAGCCTGATCATCAGCTGGCTTGTCTTCAGCCGGCTTATCCTCCTCAGGCTTGGGATCCTCTTCATCCCCAACGTACTTTTCGAAAGCCTCATCTATGTGCTTGATGATAGGCTCCACAATCAGTTTCTCAATGTCTTCCGGAGTCATACCCGATTCTTTCTTAGATGACTTAACTTCATTAATAGCCGCCTCGGGATTAGCCGGAGCGGGGACCACAGACACCTCAAGCAGCGAGACTTTCTTAATATAAGTCACACCGCCCTTATGGTCTGCATCATTAACATAGAAGCCGAAAGACATGCGGTCAATTCGGCCCTCTTTCAAAAGCTTATATACGACAGGACCATTACCAGGACCATCAGTGTCGACCACACACCTGACAAGCAGTCCGGTGTCGTCTTCCTCAGCTGACTCGACATACCCGATGTTATTCATAGGGTCAGTGAGGTCATGCCCATAGAAGACGGGGATCTTCCGGCCTTCCCATTCTTTCAGGGTATCGGAGAAAGCGCCTTTCTCCATAACCTCACCGTAAGAATCAACATTACCGAATACCGAGGCATACCCTATGAAATAACCTGGCCCAGATTCTTCGGACTCTTCTGCTTTAACCTTAAACGACTTAGTCTTAATCGCTACTCCCAATCTATGCTAGTAGTGCAATTACAGTGAGCAACCTCAGCAGGATCATCGTCATCACCAGGGTACTTCATGCCGTTAGAGAATTCCTCATCCAGGCCCACACGCTCACCGTCCATAGCAGCGTGGGAGTCCCGAGCATTAGGCCCTGTGTGCCACGTCTTGGTGGCTGCGCCAGACTGCCTGCCAGCCTCCTGTGTGGCCCAGCCCATAGCCCACGTGACCATCGACCCTGCCATACCTAGTGCAGCATCTTTCAGCCAGTGTTCAACAGGCTCGACAGTGTCCGGAGGATCATCACCCTCCATCGCCTGCTCCCACTCGTCCTGCTCATCCTCAAGCTCATCCAGGCTATCCAGAATCCCCTCTGAGATTCGCTCAGCTCGCTTCCTCAGGTACTTACGAGTCATGCCCTTGTCGTACGACTCATCCCTGCCCTCAAGCAGACGTCGACCTACCTCACTAGTAAGGTCTAGATCGAGGTCCATCAGGTCATTAGCCAGAGACTCATCTGCACTAGCCTTAGTCCTAGCACGGCCAGCCTTATACAGGCGCTTCCTGGCGTGAGCCTCAAGTACTGTGGTGTACCTCTTGACCCACGACTTACGGTCCACACCAAGCCCTCGGGCTTTAGTCCGTACCTTACCTGAGTTCTGGCCATACCCTGCCGGATCAACGCTCACATTCAGTGGGGTGATCAGGTCATCCCCACCATCAATAGCAGGAAGATTCAGCCGAGCTCGAGCCTCATTACGAGTCATGTACGCCGAGCCCACAGCCGACTGGAACCATTGTGCTTGCTGCTCGAAATCAGCTTGGAGTTTCTCAGCTACATTGAATTCAATATAGCTTCCTTTAGCCCCACCCATAATGGGAATTAGGAACGCATTAAGCGTAGATTCTATTTCAGCAATAAGCGGACCTAGCGTATCCCCATAAAGCATCTTACGGAATTCCCGAACATTGCTGTAATTAGCATTATCAAGAATACCGACCATTGTGGGGTTAACGTGGAATGCATTAGCTACCGTCGAATAAGCTAGCTTAACACCCTCAATGTACTGCTGATCAGTAGCTGAAAAATCAACCCTGTTGAGCGTCATGCCGTCTTCAAGGATAGGTGTGCCACCAGCACGCTTACCGCTACCCGTGTACTTCTCGTACCAGTCCTCACGGAAAGCCTCGCGCTGACCATCAGTCCATCTAGGTGCATCCACAGGACGCTGAAGAACAGCAGAGACCTTACCTCCACGAGCCCACAACTGCTGACGGTATTTGCTAGCCTGAATCTGCTCAGCCAGGACCTCTTTCAGACTAACGATCGTAGGTGAGCAACCCCCAGCATCAGCGGGGTGATACCCTCCGAAGTAGACCACACGACTAGCATCAAGAGTCAACTTCTTATCTGACTCGAAGCTAACCTCATGTGTGACCTTACCTAAATTATCAGACTTAGTCTGAACCCAGCTAGGGGGCAGGCGGTAGACTTCCCAGTTACCGTTCTGGCTCACTACTGGCCACCAGTAGGCCCTATCATAAAGGGCCTTATCCACAACGAGAGCATAGATCAGCTGATACAGAGTCATGCTCTCATTAGCTTTGGCGCCAGAGAGAAACCCGCCAACAGGGGACGAGGTATCCCTCAGTCTGCCCCCATCGCTCTGCTTAACGTAGGAATGTACGCCCAGGTGAGCGATGTTCCTAGCAAGGAATGTTACGACCGTCCTCAAATGAGGCTGAGTCTTGAATAGCTTAGCGGCTGAAACACCGGAAAGGTCGACCAGTTCAGTAGGGCCGACCTTATACTGCCGAGGCTCATACGTGGTAATGCCCTGAAGTCGGTTAAAGATACCAGACCAGAAACCCACTAATACACCTCCAATTCAATCCTGTAAACAGTATAGCACATTTCAAACAGACTCTAGCCCCGACACGCCGTACGCCGAGACTTTTGTTTTATGGAATTGCCACACATTCATAGCTGTGACTAGTGCAGCAACGCCATCAATCTTATCCCGCTTCTTTTGTTTAGCGGGTTTAATATTACCAGCAGGGTCCATAGCAGGACGGATATTGTCTATCTGCCACGCCATAAGAGGGTTACCGTCATGCTTAATAGCACCTCCCTGCATGACCAGCCTCTGAATCTCTTTCATAGGACCTGACATAGACACAAAACCCTGACGGACTTTCTCAAGCCTATATCCATCGGCCTGAAGGTCATTACTAACCTGCGTAGCATTCCACGGGTCGAACCCTATACACTGAACATCGTAATGCTTAGCGTCCTCATCAATCTGGGCTTTAACAAAATCGTAATCAGTGACATTACCTGGAGTCAGCTTAATTAGTCCACGGCTAGCCCACACCGATGCATTACGGTATGTGGCCCTGTCCAGTTCAGCTAGCGCAGCCTCAGGCAGGAAGAAGCGGGGCAGAATCTGATACGTACCGTCCTCGGCAGGGAACAGCCACACCAGTGCTGTGAGGTCAGATACCGCTGCAAGGTCAAGGCCGCCATAGCACTGCCTGCCCTCGACATCCAGCTTGTCCACAGCCCCCTTCATCCAGTCAGCCCTGCTGAGCCACGACTCATCCAGCCTGCCCCTGATGCCTAGATGCAGTCTCAGGAAGCTAGCCTTAGCCACAGGGTCAGTCTTAGCTCTGTCCGCAGTCGACTGCATGAATGCCCGTGACGGAGTTACGGGGTACAGCGGGTTAGCTTTAGCCCACGTCTCCTCAGACCAGGGGTCATCTTCAGGGGAAGCAGACCACACCACACAGAATGACCGAGGAGCTTCTACAACCCCCTTACATATGTTGTCTACTAGCTCTCTGCGCTGGTCGTACGGCGTGCCCACACTGCCGTCATCAGCTGTGGTGATCACCATCGTCAGAGGTTGCTCACGAGCGCCGGTACCCGTCTCCATAGCCTCCAGCAAGCTTAACGACTTATGCACGTGAAGCTCATCGCAAATAGCCCCGTGGAGGTTGGCGCCGTGCGCCAGGTCGCCCTTGCTAGACACTACCTTGATTACGCTAGACGTCCTATCCTGCTTGATCGAGTTATGCAGTGACCTGATGCCAGCTTGCTTCAGTAGTGGGCTATTGTCGACAAGTTGCTTTAGCGGCGTGAAACATGCGCCAGCCTGATCTCTAGAAGCAGCACCAATAATGACTTCAGCGCCACCCTCATGATCACCGAAAGCAAGGACCATAGCTAGTGCACTAGCCAGTGTGGACTTAGCTCCTTTACGTGGCATTTCAATATAGGCATCCCTATACAACCTCAGCCAACGCCCTAAAGAATCATCGTAGACTTGCCAGCCAAACAGAGGGGCCACAATGTAAGCTATCTGAACATTAGTTAGCTTAAGGGGCTTACCGGCCCACCGGCCCTTAGTGTGCCTTAATGCAGAAATAACCCGAAGAGCATGATCAACGCTCTTCGGGTTAAATCGCACTCGCATACCGTGGACCACACCTCCAGGATCAGGACATTTGAGGTGTGGTCCCCTTTCAGGTATATCTAGCTTCCTACTGACTAAATACTCTTTAATTTCATTAGGAATTACATTATCCATCATATTCTATTCACATAAGGAATGGGTTATCAGTGTCTTTATTCTTACCCGAATTCCTTGCTTTAGGCGTCCATCCAGCCTCTTTCATATAAGCAAGAAATGCCTGAGATTGTGACCTAAAGATAACCTCAGCTGGGTGTTTCTGCATTCGGTGATTTGGGTTATCTGTGACAAGTACTGAATCAGCCGAAATAACCTCATTCGACGCTTTTCTTGCGATAGCATAATGCCTACACATAGCCTCGATAAACAGTCCATCCATTTCATCGAGGTTATTGAGGACTTCTTTGGGCATCATACCCACAAGCTCGGACCACACACCTCGAAGAACCTCATTATTGGCGATTCCAGGAGGAATCTCACTAAAACGCTCTTCTTCGGTCAAAATAACACCTTCTTCCCAAACAGTGAACACTGTTCACTATAACGATCAACTACCCTGTATTTCACGGAGAGTTACCCCGACGCAGCTTTTTAATTGAATTTCGTGATTTTCTCGACGCTTCCCTCGTTTTAGCTGTGTGACATTCATGGCATAATGATTGCAATCGATTTTCGTCTAGAAGTGTTTCTTCTTTCTCAATTGCTTTAATTCCATCAATGTGATCGACTTCTGTTGCAATCATTCCGCACAGATTACAATAAGGATTCTCTTTAATGAATCTGTTACGAAGTTTCTTCCAACGTCTATACAAACGTCCATCAACATTCTTCCAAGCAGTTGGACGCAATTCCCAACCAGACTTTGTCGGTGTGTGGACCAGGCACAACGCTGTGCCTGGCAAACCTAACTCCCCGCACCAGCATCGCTCAGGGGCTGAATACGGCATGGGGTAAGTCCTATCGGGGTATACCAGGGGGTACCTTCCGGGGTACCTTAGGGGTACCTATGCGAGATACCCTAGGGGGCTATTCCTGCACCCCCTAGGGTATCTCAAAATTAGCACCTCCGGGGTTCCAATCCAGGGGGCACTTACAAACCAGTACCCGTAATGGTTAACATTACCCCCATAGGTTAACCTCATCCCCCTAGCCTTGTCAAGCCGACACGCCGGTAGTCACCATGCCACCACCACGTCGACCATCAGGTACTCGCCCTCGACCTCAGACATCATCGAGACCACACGCTCGCCATACACCACCAGGGCCTGCCAGCACGCCCGTGCCTCATACGACTCAGCCGGGTAATCCCCAAGCTTCGCTCTGAACCTCAGGAGTGTGGTCTCACTCTGGGGGTCGTGCTCCATACCCCAGCTCTCCAGCCGGTACCCCACAGGCAGAGCAGGCACCTCACGCCCACCCGGCACGACCACACATCGCTTAACAATCTCTCGTGGAAACTCCATGCCCTCAGGGTAGCACACTCCCCGCCATCCTGCAACACCCCCTGAGAGCCTCCCCGTCGCGCCTTAGACGGCCTAGAAAGTCCTGGGGGTACTCCAGTGCCACCCCAGCCCTGTTAGGCCCTCAGAATCCATCCTAGGGCTTCTCAGGGGCATCCTGGCTTCTACTGCCCCAAGCACTAGACCACACACCCCCTCAGGTCGGCCAGATACGCTGAAGCCATCCCCGGTGTGTCAGCCCGCCGTGTCCCTCGGTCCAGGGCCGGGGCCCGGCGTTTACGCCTGGGGCCCCGGTACCCCCCTGGACCGAGGGCTCACACGGCGGGGAGCTGAGCGACCCCAGGAGCCAGCAAAGAGAGAAAGGTCTCCCCCATACCCCCTCTAAAGAGAGAAATATATAACTAACTAACTCCCCCTGAGAGTCTCTCTCTCAGGCGTAAACGCCAGAGAGAGACTCTCAGGGGGTAGGGGGGGTAGG